ATCAAAATAAAGAAAAATGGTTAGGGAATGACGATGTTTGTAGCCTTTTACAAATTTCAAAACGGACATTACAATCTTACAGGGATAACGGCATTTTGCCATATTCGCAGATTGGGCGGAAATGTTATTACAAAGTTTCTGACGTTGAAAACCTTATCAATCAATCACAAATCAAAAAGTAACACCCATGAAAGAAAAAAGAAATTCATTCAATTTAAGCATATTGATTGGTAATTGGGAAAGTGTAAACCTAAACCCAACGGTAATCATATATCAAAACAGGAACAGCTATTTGCTTAGCATTATCCATATGAACGAAACAAGCCGACAGGCAAATCCCGCCACTTATGAAATACAAGAAGATGAAAACGGATTGTTTATCAACTACAGCCTGAAACGGACGGCTATCAGCTATGATACTAAGCAAGATTTATTAACTATCTCCGCATTAGGCGACTATATGCGGAACTAAAAGATACCACAATGGAAATATTAGACAAGAAATCAACGGAAGTAACATCTTTATTCACGGTTTTGGATGAATTATTGGATACCATTCAGCAAGCCATTAAAAGCCGTACTCCGCACCTGAATGGCGAAAAATTCCTAACAAACCGTGATGTTTGCAAAATGCTTCATGTATCGTCCCGAACTTTACAGGACTGGCGAGATACTGGCAAAATTCCATTTATTCAGATTAAGGGAAAGATATTATATAAGCAGTCCGAAGTCCACTGAAATGGTTGGAAAATAGTATTTGTATGTAAAAATAAAAGGAAAAATCCTGATTTGTGAGATTTCAAATCAGGATTTTTCTTTTATAGCCAATATTCAATTCCATTGATAATTTTGGATAATTGCGGGTACTTGAAGAAATCTTTCTTTTACAAACACTTGGTTTATAATCCATTTTCTTAACATTTCGGCATTTTCCGAATGAATACGAAAAGCCATAGCTATAATAAATTCAAAGTTAAACTCGTATGCTTCGTATTCAATTTTCTTTTTTGTGGTATCGGCAATAAGATTGCATTTACAGACATCTTCTACACTAAAAGTATCCGCTTTAAGTACCGCATTAATACAGGCATTTATTGTTTGCCGATAAACACCGAACAGTTGAATTAATTCGCTTTTTGTCAGCCAAACCGTTCCGTTTACAGGGATGAATATTACGGATTTATTATTCGTATTGTTCGTCTTTATTCTCAAAGTTCCTTTATCTGTTGTTTTCATAATGCTTCGAATTTTATTTGCTGCTACTATCTTTATTTTCAATCAATTCATATTTATCTTGAATCCTTTCCGCCAAATTCGTCATGTCCTCATTAATCTTGGTTCGGGTAACCTCTGCATAGATTTGAGTAGTCTTGATAGACAAATGCCCCATCATCTGGCTAAGTGTTTCAATCGGAATACCTTGCGAGAGGCAAATAGTCGTAGCGAAGGAAAAACGGGCTTGATGGAAGGTTACACACTTGTCAATTCCTGCTACTTTGGCAAGCCGTTTAAGTTGCCAGTTTATAACTTGTCGGGTTTGTAGCTTGAAAACCCGACCATCTTCTCCGGCAAATTCCGAAGCCTTATATCTATTCAGGATTTGAATAGGTATATCCAATAAAGGCATATAAGAAGTCGTTCCGGTCTTTTGTCGGTTCAGAACAATCCATAAGCTGCCGTCTTCTTGCCGTTGGATATTGGCGTGTTTCAGATTTCTCAAATCTGCAATCGCTATACCTGTGAATGTTGAGAAAATAAACAAGTCTCGTGTAAAATTCCATGTTGCGTATTCTGTATGTGCCTGCATTAACCGTTCAATTTCATTACTGGTTAGCCACGGACGTTTAGGTATTATTTTTTCATAGGTATAGTCAAAGAACGGGTCTTGCCGAATCAGCCCTTTATGCTTAGCCCGTGTTACGCAAGTACGGAAAAGGGTCATATTGTATTTTACTGTTCTGGGCATCATCTGTAAGTCTCTTTTCAGGTAAAGAGAATAAGCCTCAATAACGGAAATATCCACCTGTCCGAATGGAATATCATTGACTCCATACTTTTGCCATAGGAACTCTTTCATATGCCGGAATGCCGGAACATATGCCGAAAATGTACTTGCCTGAATCCTTATCCCGACACTTTTTCGTTTTTCCTCTACAAGTTCCGCAAACTCCTGCATCAATGTATTTTTATTCAAACCAATTCCCCGTAGTGCATTTTTCAGGGTTTCGGCAGTTATATAGCCACTGCTTTCAACTAAATTTTTGTAATGCAGGGCTAATTGTGCCTGAAGTTTTTCTATCTGCCTGTTGATATCATTTACATCTTTTGATTTACCTATTGCCAGTCCTGTTTTCGCATCCCATTCATCGGACTGAACATCCATTCCGGTACTGAATGCGGTAGCTTTTTCCATCCACGCTGATACGCCCCATGATTGGGCATTTGCCCGATTTCTTTTTCTTACTCGTATTGAGATAGAATAATATACTGAATGTGCTTCTATTTGTTTGCATGATAATATTCTTGGATTATTATTTTATTCCCACGTAATTAAATTTACCCGAAAGCTTTTGAGATAATAGCTTCATATCATTTCCTATCTTCTCATTATCAACACTGGCATAACGCTGGGTAGTTTGAATATCCCGATGTCCTAACATACGGCTGACAGTTTCAATGGGTACACCCTGCGACAGGCAGACCTGACTGGCAAAGCAATGACGGCTTCGATGAAATGTCAAAGGGGTAGTTATTCCGCATTGTTTCCCAATATTTTTTAACACAAAGTTGATTCTGCTTTGTCCTAATACTGGGAATACATGATTGTCTTTTGCTATACCCCTGTATTTTTCCATAATCCGAATAGGAATATCCAGCAGTTTCACATGGAAGGGTACGCCTGTTTTTTGCCTTGACATGGAAATCCACGGGCTGCCGTCTTCTTCCGTAATAATACTTTTCCATGTCAGATTTTTAAGGTCGGCATGGGATATACCTGTCATACAAGCAAAAACAAACAAATCACGGATAAAACATTGGCTTTCCGATTCGATAGGACTGGATATTATCCGTTCAAGTTCATCCTTTGCCAGTGAGCGTTTCTGCAATTCAGGCTTTTCCGGCTTATATCCTATGAATGGTGGGCGGCTGATCAGATTCCTGTGTAGGGCTAATCGTGCTACTTTCTGTAGATAAATGGCGCATATAAGCACCGAACCCGGCTTCAATCCGCGTTCTATCCGTAAATAAAAATCAAACTGTTCAATGAAAGGTAAATCCAACCGGATAAGAGGAATATCCCGAACTTTATATTTTTCTTGGATAAAATATTTCAGATGTTTGAGCGTTTTTCTGTAGCTGTGATAGGTAGAGGCGGAACGGTCTATTCCTATTCTCGCCTTAAAATTCTGCATCATTTCTTCAAACAGTACAAGCAAAGTTTTCTGTTCCGAAGCAATGCCCTGAAACGCATTTTTTACATCCAAAGCAGTAACAGTTCCGGTACGCTCTAAGATATCTTTATAATGGGAGTGGATTCGGAGATTAATAGAATTAATTTCCTTGTTAAGCTCAACTGCAACACGGCTTTTTCCGATTGCCCTGCCTGATTTGATATGCCACAGGCGTTCTTCAATTTTCAGTTTGGTACTGAATTGGGCAATACTATTGCCGATAATAATTTTTCCGATAATCGGGTAAGCCACATTCTTGTCCCTACCAACTTTTTCAAGTCGGCTTTCTCTTTTCAGGTAAAAAGATACCTTCAATTCTTTGTTCATGATACTCACATTTTTTAAGTTGATAAAATTACTTCCTTTGTGAGTTATTTGAACAATGTAAACCGCAGACAAACAGCGACATGTTCTGCCTACTAAAGACGTTGAATTGCCGTGTTTTGCTCCATCAAAAATGGGTAACGGGATAGAGACGGAATGTTTGCTTTTTTATGCCGAAATAGGCATTTTGCCCAATCGGCAACAAAAGACACTCAATGCCACTCATTCTTGACAATCAATCAATTACCCTTGTTTTCTTTCTTCTTCACTTTTCCTACTGGGTTTTTGAATCAATGGAAAACCAAAGCAAACCAAAGTGTTTCGCTCGTTTCTATATTGTTACCCATTGTTGATTCTTCTTCCTTTAATTATCTGTTATTCAACAGATAAATTTTATATCTTCTACTGTTTTTGCGGTTTGGCTTATATAGATGTAGCCGGACTTAGAAAGGAACATATTCGGAAATCATTTGACGGAAATCTTTGGATTATGACCAAGCGGGTAAAAACAGGAACAGACGTAAATGTTCCGCTACTGGACATTCCTAAAATGATTTTAGACAAGTAT